AGAAGAAAAGAAAGAAGAAACTAAATCGGAAAGCAAAGAAGAAAAGAAAGAGGAATCTAAATCAGAGGAGAAGAAGGAAGAAAAGAAAGAGGAGAAGAAGGAAGAAAAGAAAAAAGAGGAAAAAAAGAAATCAGTTGCAAACCCAATGATGTTAGCATCTGATTTGGCTGGTACTGAAGATATGGAGGGTAGGTATGCTGTAATGATGAGTGTGGGTGTTTCCAAATCATCTTTAATGGGTGATAAATCATATTCAGCTACGGCACTTATTTGGAGTACCCTAAACCAATTTGCATTGAGTGCTGGGGTTACTAAGATGGATTTTGATGAAGGTAAATTAAATGCAATACATTCATACGGAACTACATTTGCTTACCTTAAAGGAACTCTAATGAACCTTAATGGATATACCTACATCAAACCACATCCTAAATACGGAACATTTGGTTATAATGTGGGAGTGATTACCCTAATGATGCCTAGAATGGGTGAGGGTGGTTATGATGTATCACTAAGTGCATCAGCAGTTGGATTTTGGATGAAACCATTTCAGTATAGTAGAAAAGTTACTCTAACCCCTCAATTATTCCTAATGCAATCTCCAATAGCTTGGAATACAATGACTGGTAATAGTTCGGTAACAAGAACGCCAGGTGCAATTGTAGGGTTGGGATATGATTACAAAATAAGTAAAAGATTTGCATTATCTACATCGTATAGAGGTGCTATGACCTTCGAACCTAATTTTAATTTACTACATAACTTCCAAATTGGTTCAAAGATGTTATTTTAGAATAACTGAATATTTATACACATAAAATAATATATTATGAAAAAATTTGTTAATTTCAAAAACATTGCCATAGCAGCTTTGGTTATTTACATACTGTTGCAATGGTTTAATCCAGGCGGAGTAATGCCAGGTGGAAGAACTATCAGAATTGATGGCAAAAAATATGAAGTATTGAAACACACAATTGATACTGTTGAAGTTGAAAAGATTAAAACAGTAACTAAAAAAGGTGAAGATATTATACATGAAGTAATTGATGTTGATACTTTAGTTCTTAGAGAATTGGTAAATGTAGATACTGCTGCATTACTTAAAGATTACTTAGCAAAAGTAATCTATAAAGATACATTAAAATTGGATGATGGTTTAGGATTTGTAGCTGTAACCGATACTATTCATAAAAATAGAATCAATGGCAGAACATTTACAGCAAATGTAAAGGAAAGAATCATCAAAGAAGAACTTATTGTTAAAGAGCCTGCAAGAAATCAATTATACTATGGTTTGAATGCTGGATTTAATAAAGAAGATTATGTATCTGCAATTGGAGCTGGTTTAATCTTAAAAACTAAAAAAGATAAAATCTATCAAATTGGATTGGGTGTAAATAATAGAACAATTGATGGTACTAATGGTTCATTCTCACCTTATGTTGGTTTTGGTACTTATTGGAAAATTAAAGTAAAGAAATAAGATGATAAAATTAATGGGTATTGTAACCGGAAAACCTAAAGTAAACGAAGTACGAGATACTACGCAAATTATAGAGAAGATAGCTAAATTGACTGATAGAAACGACCATACCACTGCTGTAATCGAATTGGCAACATTTTTAAATAATACAAAGGCTCTTAAATTATTACAAGCAATTGAAACAATACATGATATTGAAGGTTCTATGCCATCTGAAGTTTCTAAATATAGAAGTAGTATCCTAAAAGATTTGACAGATAAATTCAAATCAAAATACGGAGATGATGCGGCCAAAGAATTAAATAAAGCGTTTTAATATGATAAAGCTAAAAGATTTACTAAACGAAGAAAAGCCGGGTTTATGGGCAAACATTAGAGCTAAAAGAGCTAGAGGAGAAAAACCTGCACATGGTAATTCCGATGCACACAAAGATGCGGTTAAGGCTGGTAAAGAAATAAATAATGAAGAAACTCTTACTGAAAAGAAATACTATGTAACCTACAACTTAGGTAGAGGAAGGGGTAAAGATTTGGAAAAAGAATTTGACCCAAAAACCTTTAAAACAACTGGTAAGCCAAAAGTATTTAATTCATATAGTGATGCTAAAAAATACGCTGAAAAAATGGAAAAGATGTTCCAACATTCAATTGGTGGTGGAACGGCATATTGGGTATCGGATGAAAAAATGAATCCAATAAAGGAAGCAAAAGCACCTTACGAAGTATATCATAAATCATATACATCAGCAATCGAAGCAGCTAGAGAATATGCGGAGAAGAAAGGATTTGAAATAGATAATGATGATTCTTTTAGAAAAATAGGAATGGGACCTCGTAAACCATCGGAAGGTAAAACTAATAGTTTTAGCATACAACTATCTAAAGATGGTAAGTTACAAAGAAAGCAACTTCATATCCAAGTATATGGTATGAAAAATTCTTATGAACTAAACGCATATATCGGATAATAAAATGAAACTTAAAGAGTGTATCATTGTATCTAAAGAGGTAAAAGATAAATTTATCCTAGCTAAAAACAGAGATAGAGCATACAATCCATCTTTAGAAATTGTACATACTATCATTGATGGTGTGGAAGTTGCATATCTACATGATTTAACAACGGATTGGAGTGAGGGGTTAAATGAAAATGGTATAGGTGTTGTAAACTCCGCACTATTAGTAGGACACGATGAAGCAGAGCATAAGATTGTAAAGAAAGGTGGAAAACCTGGACCTGATGGTGATAAGATGAGAAACATCATCAAACAACCTACTCTAATGAAAGCCGTTAGAGCAGCATTAAAGTATAAAGGTAAGAGTGGATTATCTCTTAAAGGTCATACGTTTGTATCATCACCGAAACATTTGATAAGTATTGAAACTACATCAAAGCATAAGCCTGATGTTAAACTGCAAAACTCCGAATCGCCTGTTGTTCGTACAAATCACGGACACATGTTTACTGATGCAGGATATACACATGGCGAAAAGTACCTATCATCCAAATTGAGAAAAATATCAGCAGAAAAATCAGTTGATAAGGTAGAAGATTGGAAAGGAATAGCACAAGCTATGAGAAAAGAATACTTCCCAAATAAACCTATGTTAAATATGAAAAGGGACACAAAAGAGATGTCTACTTCTTCACAAACGGTAATGAATCTGACAGACCGTATATTACAAATTACTTATTTTAAGAACAAAGTAAACGAATTCAAAGGTATTAATAGACAACTACCTGACGGATACCAACCTAAGATTACAATTGAAGTAATCCCAGTTTAATTTCAACATTTTAATAGAACCATATTTATATACACACAAAATGTAAATATATTAATATGTCAACAGAATTCGAATTATTTAAAGGAAAGAATTTAAGTTCTCTTTTCGAAGACATCTATAACAACCAAACTTCAAAGAAAGCAAAGATAAGTAGTTTAATAGAAGAACTTAAAAAGATGATTAAGCATGCCGGTGATGTGGCAAGCGTAGGACCTATCCTATCTTCACTAATTGATAGTTCCGTAAAGAACGATGACCAATTAGTTAAACTTGCAACAATCGCAACTAAAATTATAGCATCAGAAAAGAAAACCGAAGGACAGGATGGATTCTTGACTGAATTTGAAAAGAATCAATTACTTAAAGAGTTAGAAGAAACCAAAGAGGAAGTATTAAGAGTAGATGATTTGGAGTTTGAATTAGAAGATTTAAAAAAGAAAATGAAATAATATGGCTTTTGATAATTCACAAAGTTCTGTCAGTTCCGTACAAACTCCCGGTGCCAAACAACCAATGGGGTTTGGAATTGTATATTCCGTTATTTTAGATGAAAATCATCCGTACTTAAAAGGAAGTGTTGGTGAGAGGCAAATAGAAAAACAAGGAGAGGCCGCCTATATGGGTGCAATACAATATAGAATTACTGGCCAACCAAGTACCGATGATGCTTCACTTCCTGTAGCGTTTCCGTATGATAAAAATTTTAAAACAATACCATTAGTAAACGAATCGGTTGAAATACTTCAAAATAATGGTGTATCATATTATAGAAGAATTGGTTTGGAAAAAACACCAAACATAGATAGTAAAAAAACGTTAATATCGGAAATATTCCCACCAGAACAACAAGTTGATGATGTAAAGAAAAATTATAAGACGGTTCAACAAACAGGAACCACAATGAGTAATGTTAATGAATCATCTAAATATGATAAATTTGGTGACTATTTTCAAGAAGAACCAGGAGTACATAAATTAAAATTATATGAGGGAGATAGTTTGATAGAAACTAGATTTGGACAATCTCTTAGATTTTCTGGATTTAATAATTCCGAAAAAATATTTTCACCAACAATTATATTGAGAAACAATGAAAATGCAGAATCTAAAAAGAAATTAATAAAACTACCAACCGAAGAAGATATAAATAGAGATGGTAGTGTAATTGTTTTAGGTTCGAATCAGTATCAATTGCCATTTCAACCAGGTACAATATCTGACAAAGGTTCATCTGATTTTGAAACAAAACCAAACACATTTAAAGGATACCCGTCAAAATTAATAGGAGACCAAATTCTAATAAATTCTGGTAGAGTTATAATATCTGCAAAAAATGCTGAAATGATATTCTATTCAAAAAAGAATTATGGATTTATTTCTGATGGTGCTATGTCAATTGATAATAAATTGGGTATCGATGTTACTGTTGGGGATAATATAAATGTAACTGCAAAGGATAGAGATATAAATTTTAATACATCTAATGGTAAAATAAATTTAGGTAATACTAAATTAGAACCATTGGTTAAAGGTGATAGTTGGGTTTCGCTAATGGAAGAATTGATAGATGCCATAGTAGCACAACAATTCTTAACTCCATCTGGACCTTCGGCAACTGGACCCGTAAATAAGCCAACATTCAATACAATAAAATCTAAATTAAAATCGGTATTGAGTGAATTAAATAAAACATCTTAAAAATGTCTTGGGATATATTCAAAGAAAATATATTAAACGTTGTAACAAATCCAGAATCTATAAATTCAACGGATACTGTTGCGGAATTATATGCAAAAGAATATGATGCTGCTATAAAAAGAGGTGCTGATATTTTATTTCAATCAAAGATGAAAACGGGAAATGTACAATCTTTGAAATTATTAATAAAATCCGCAATGGATAGTGGTGTATCCCAAAAAGAACCATACGATTTAGTTGGTGAAATGGGGAAAGGGGTTTTAGCTTATTGGGCTGGAGCTCAGTTGGACCCATCATCCGTACCATCACCACCAACAACACCACCTGCTACTGGAGCAGTTCAAAATATTCAAATTGTGGCTATTACGTGTACCAATGCTGGTCAATGGCAACAACCAACTTTAGGAGGTGGTAGTGAGCCTGATTTAAGAGAAGGTGAAACTGAAAACGATGATATGCCTGATACTGAACTTGGAGAAACTGAAGAAATATTAGGAGAAGTCCCAGAAGATGAAGAAACTGATGACCCACAGGAATTAGAAGAAGAAGAGTCATCATTTTTCAATACACAAGCAGAAGAAGTTGAAATTAGTGGAGTAGACCCAATAGGTGACCCTCAAGTAGTACCACCACAACCTGCACCAATTCCTATTGATACATCTACTCCTGTTGATTTACAAAATCCATCAGACCCTAATAGTGCTCCTATTGCTGATGTTAAAGGACCAAGAATAACTTCGAATGTGGGAAAAACAGCACCACCACCTCCACCTGGTTTAGCAAGTTTTGGAAATGGTAAAATACCAAGAGATAAATTAGGAAGTATAGATGCATCTTATGGTGGTGGTATATTACACATTGAGGCTGCAAAAATGTATAATAAAATGATAGCACAGGCCAAAAAAGAAGGAGTTAAGTGGAGAGTGTCATCTACATATAGAGATTATGCTGGACAAGTAGCTTGTTTTGAGAAGTATGGGTCAGGCAGTGCAGCTAAACCAGGTTCTTCACCACATGGCTGGGGATTATCAACTGATTTTGGTGAGATAGCCGGTATGCAACAGGCAAGAGCTAAATCGTTGGGGGTTGGTAGGGCAACTCCCGGACCAGCTCGATATACCAGAGAAAATTCAAAAATATATCAATGGTTGGCTGTAAATGGGCCAAAATATGGATGGTATAATCCATATAGATTAGCAGATGGTGGCGGTATGGATGAAGCTTGGCATTGGGAATATTGGGGATTTTATACATTAACTAAAGAACAAAGACAAGCGTAACATGGGTGCTATACAACCAACTAAAAATCATAAACTAATAATTGATGAGTTTATACGATACGCTCAGCAACATCTAACCACAGTTAGTGGTATTGTTACCACCGTATCCACATATCCTCCACTAAACACTCCGGGACCCGGAATAGCAAATTGGTCTGGTTATAGTGTACAACCTGCAAATTTATCGGGACTAACATCTGATGAATTTTTTGAAGAAGCAGAAGCGATAGAGCGTGATATTAATGAAGAATATCCCGCAAATCAACAATTGTATGAAGAACAATTCGAAACCGAAGAAGCTGCTATGCAAAATAATAGTGATGTTACTGAAGAATCTGCATTTTTCCGCGTAAGAGAATACAATAACGAAAAAGAATTTGGTTTAGACCCAGTAACTGACCCACAAATAATACAACCACAACCAGCTCCAATTCCATTAGAACCAACACCGCCCGGAGATTTACCACAACGAAGCGTAGCAGGGCCAGTTGGTAGAGGGGATGAAGCATTATTTAGAAAATGTGGTAATGGAGTATGGCCGGCTGTAGGTACTGCACCTAATTTTCAAGTAAGTTCTACTCAAGCCGGCAAATGTACAAGGTATTGGTATAAGGTAAATACAGAATATATGACCAAAAATTGTACACAAATAATGTTCCCAACTGCAAGTGGGGATAAAAAAATAACGGTACACAAAGATTTAGCAGCTATTGTTAAACCGGCAATTGTAAGAATAAAAGCATTGGGGTTACAAAAATATATTCAAAATTGTGGAGGAGGATTGGCAGTTAGAAACGTAACATGTGGAAGTAGATTATCAAACCATAGTTGGGGAACTGCCATTGATATGAATACTACTCTATATCCGTATGGATACAAATTCAGGGCAGATGGTATTTATGCTGGTAATGCAAAGATAAGAGATTTGAATGAGTTTGATAAAGGATTTCAACAAGTGGCAGCTATATTCAAATCACAAGGGATGACTTGGTTAAGTAATAATGACCCAATGCACGTTTCAATATATGAGTAACAATCATAATAATTCCCAAAAATAACAATTCAAATATTTATAAACATAACAAATAAGGAAGTATGAATACAGATAAATTATTAAAAGCCATACAAATCCTAATAAAAGAGGAATTGAAAGAACAATTACCTATATTAATTAAGGAAACTGTAAAAGCTGAAATGAAAAAACTGATAGCAGAAGGAAAACAACCTGCTAAACCAAAGAGTAGCGGATTATCAATGGCTAAAGCTATGATGGAAGATGAAACTTTAGTAGAATCTATTGAAAGTAAAGTGACACCTACAAAGCAATTCAGTAAAAACCCAATGATTAACCAAATTCTAAATGAAACCGCAATGGCACCAACTGGTGATGGTGGTTTTAGAACTATGAATTTTGGACAAGGTGATATGGGTTCAATTGTAAATAGAACTGCAATAGCTGAAAAAATGGGTTATGGTGATTTAGCAAAAGGACCACAACCAACTGGATTGGGTGTACAAACTGGAGTTCCTGAATTAGATAAAGCTTTGAATAGAGATTACTCTGAACTTGTAAAAAGATTTAATAAAAAGTAATGGCAATTGTATTAGGACAAAAGTTAGTACAAGATACGAAAAAATTTGATGATTTTGCGATAGGTATAACTTTGCCAATCCGAATTGGTAATACTGCTTTTAATCAAAGTTTTAAAACAGCGGAGCAAGCTAGTTCTAATATAAAAAATTTATTACTAACAAAAAGAGGTGAACGAATAATGCAACCTAATTTTGGTAGTGGTCTTCAAGAATTATTGTTTGATTTTAATGATGATTCATTGGCTGAAAAAATAGAAGATACCGTTACATTGGCATTAGAAAATTGGTTACCATATATAAGTGTTGATACAATTGATATAGGAGCATCTGATTTGGATAAAGATAATAACATTGTAAATGTATCAATTAAATTTAGAGTTTTAGGAAACCCAGACTTAAATACAGTCACCTTTAATGTAGGTGTATAATATAATAGAATATGTCAATAGCAATTACAAATAGAAATTTTAAAAATAAAGGAAAAGATATAAAATATCTTAATAAAGATTTTGCTTCATTTAGAAATAATTTAATTGAATTTGCAAAAACTTATTTCCCAAAAACATATTCTGATTTTAACGAATCATCTCCTGGTATGATGTTTATAGAAATGGCATCTTATATAGGAGATTCATTATCATATTATATTGATGACACATTGAAAGAGTCATTAATGACTTATGCTGAAGACCCTCAAAGTGTTTTAGCATTATCTCAATATTTAGGATATAGACCCAAAGTAACATCACCTGCAATAACAACATTAAGTGTGTATCAATTAATACCATCTATTGGAGTTGGTATTAATAATAAACCCGATGAAAAATTTTATTTAAGAATAAAAGAAGGTATGTTGAGTAAATCAACAACAGCTGGCATAATTTTTAGAACTACCGATGTAGTTGATTTTTCTGATGAAACTAATAGAGAAATAACAATATATCAAAGAGATGCAAATACAGGAGAACCTTTATTTTATTTAGTTAAAAAATATGTACAAGCTTTATCTGGTGAATTAGTAGAATCGCAAGTAACGTTTGATGGATATTCACCTTTTCAAAAAATAGATTTGCCTGAAAATAATGTAATTCAAATATATGATGTAAGAGATTCAAATGGTAATAAGTGGTATGAAGTTCCATATTTGGCACAGGAAATGATATATTTAGATACGCCAAATACAGAAACAAATGACCCAGATTTGTATCAATTTAAATCAACTGTACCATTTGTATTAAAAACAATTAAAACAGCAAGAAGATTTGTAACTAAAGTAAATCAAGACAATACTACATCTATACAATTTGGTGCAGGCGATTCATCTGCATCGGATGAGCAACTTATCCCAAATCTTAAAAATGTAGGATTGGGATTACCAAACTCTATTAGTAGATTGGAAGAATCATTTGACCCAACCAATTTCTTAAAAACTAAAACATACGGAACATCACCATCTAATACAACTATGACTGTGAAGTATATGATTGGTGGTGGTGTTGCATCGAACATACCTGTTGGTGAATTGGTGAGAGTTAATACGATTGAGTTTGATGAAGATATTGAATCACTTAATGCATCTGAATTGGCAATTTACAATACAGTGAAAAATTCAATTGCAATTGATAATGAAGTACCAGCAACTGGTGGTAGAGGTGCTGAAAGTTTGGAAGAAATAAGACAAAATTCATTAGCAAATTTTGGTTCTCAAAATAGAGCAGTAACCGCAAATGATTATCAAGTTAGAGCATTATCAATGCCATCAAAATTTGGGGCAGTTGCAAAAGCATTTGCAGTTGCGGATGGTACATTGGACAATAATTCACCATCATCAATATTAGCATCTCCAAATAATTTACAAGAGTTTACGGATTTAGTTATGAGTTTCGTAACTAAACCAGATGATGAAGAACCTACACAGCAATCAATAAAAGAAGAAATAACTAGATTTTTAATTGGAAAAACTTCAAATGAGAATGAAAAAAATAATCCATTTGCAATAAATTTATATTTGTTGGGATATGATAATAACGGCCATTTAACAAATCTTAATAGAGGTGTTAAAGAAAATTTAAAAACTTATATGAATGAATACCGATTATTAACAGATGGTATTAATGTGTTAGATGGATTCATTATTAATATTGGAATTGAATTTGAACTAATTGTATTTAGTAGTTATAACAAAAGTGAAGTTCTTACCAAATGTATAAATGAACTAAAACAATATTTTAGTATAGATAATTGGACATTCAATCAAACAATTAATTTGAGTGAAGTTGAATTATTAATAGCTAACGTTGAAGGAGTTTCTTCAGTTCCTATGGTAAAAATAACAAATAAATGTGGTGGGAGATATTCTCCAAACTCATATAATATAGATGCGGCAACTAAAGATAAGATTATATATCCATCGTTAGACCCAGCAGTTTTTGAAATTAAATTTCCGGATTCGGATATAAAAGGTAGAGTAAGATAATGGCATACTATTTCCTAACAGCATCAAAAGATGCAACAATTTATTTACAACAACCAAACCAAAATACTGGTTTGGATGAGATATTAGAAATCAGTAAACTTTACTATGGAAATATCAAAGATGTATCACGTGCTGTTTTAAAATTTGAAGTTGGATTTTTATCATCATCTTTAGTAGATAATACTATTAAAATGGAAGAAGCTACTTTAATTTTAAAAGAAACTAAAAGTGAAGAAGTTCCATTGGATTTCACACTATATGCATATCCAATTTCACAAAGTTGGCAAATGGGTAAGGGGACTAGATTTGATAACGTATCAACACAAGGTGTTACATGGAATTATAGAGAAGGTGATACTAAATTAGATTGGTTGCAAAACACTTTAGCAGCTGGTAGTGATTCCAATCCAAATAATGGTACTGGTGGAACTTGGTATTTAGTAAGTGGTTCAACTCAATCATTCGGATATAAATCGACAGATATTTCAATGGATTTAAAACCAATGTTAAGAGTTTGGATGAGTGGTTCTATTCCAAATGATGGATTAATAATTAAATTTAGTGATAGTTTAGAAAACGATACCGAAGATTATGGTGTATTAAAACTATTTAGTAAAGAAACAAATACAATATATCAACCAAAGATTAGAATAGGGTGGGATTCTCAAAATTATGTAACTGGTTCATTAACTGCTTTAACTGCTGAAGATATAAAAATTGGAATTGTAAATCTAAAAAAAGAATATAAAGTTGGTACAAATCCAACTATGAGAATTTTTGCTAGAGAACTATATCCATTAAAAACTTTTACAAATAAATTTTCATATAATAATATAAAGTATCTTCCCCAAACTACATATTATCAAATTAAAGATTTTGCATCAAATGATATTATAATTCCATTTAGTGATTATTCTAAAATAGATTGTGATGCAAATGGTAACTATATAAAATTAAATCTTTCTAATTGGGAAGCTGGTAGAGTGTATAAAATAGAATTTAAAGTTGATAATGGTGGTAATATACAATATTTTGACAATGAATTAACTTTCAATACCGTAAAAGATTAAAATGCTAAAAACAGGATTAAAAAACGAACAAAAAGTTGGACAGATTTTAGTTAGTGGTTCATTAGCAATTACAACTAAAAATTCTTTTGGTGTCCATGTATTTAGTGGTTCTGTTGCTGATGATGGTATTGTTTCTGGAAAATTATCAAGACCAAAATACAAAGAATCGGAATTACTAAAATCAATAGATACTACAATTATAGAATTGATTCCAGTAGAAGCTCCAGTTTTACCTGAAATGGTTCTAAAAACAATCTATGATGCAGCTTTAGTTGAAATTGCGAATAGGGATGTTATAATAACTCAATTAAATGCGGATATATTAGATTTGAGAGCAAAGGTAACTGAATTAGAAATAGTTACTCAAAGTTTAATAGTTCAACTTGATGGAAAAGATTTAGTTGTTGCAACTGCTGAAAATCAAACACAACAAGCGAATTCTAAAGTTACTGGTACAATAGTTGAACTTCAAAATTCAATACAAAAAGCAACCGCTGAATCAATTCAAAGAGTTTCTTTATTTGCTAGAAATCAAACATTAGAAAAACAAGTAGAACAATTGAGAGAAGAATTGTTTGGTAAAGCTGCTAAAATACAAGAAGGATTCAAAGTAGCAGAAGATTTTGGAGCTAAGGTAATAAACATTTCAGAGAAGCAATATCCGGATATTACATTTAGAGGTAGAGCGAAAGATGATGGTAAAGGAAGGTTTATTAATGGACCTGAACTTAGAGTTGTTAATTTTACTAAAAAACCTGTAACAATAACTTTTACTCAAGATGGAGCCACAGCTGGTATATTTGAGTTCATACCATCCATAGAATTAAAACCTGGTGAAAATAAAGGATTAAAATTACAAACAATAAATAGTAAAGTTGATGGATATAGGCCATCGGCGGGTTTTGGGGTCAGTCCAGATACGGAGTATAATGGTAATCTCATTCTAAAATCATCAACGGGTACACTTAATATACCAGTTGCTTTACAAAAACAAAGAGGAGATAGTTGGGGTTAAAATAAAATAAAATGGCAATAAAAAAATTCAAAGATATAATCGATAACAAAGGATACCGAATTAACTCAAAAGATAGAAAAATTTTTGAGGAGGGAAACCTACAATCTTTTTTTGGGTTTGGTGACAAAGATGCGATTGAATTTATTGTATATGATATAAATGATAATCAGTTACCTCAAATAGATGATAAGTTAATTAGATATGTAACACTATCTACTGAAAATATAAAAGATTATTTTTTAATAGCTGAAGGTACTTTATTTGAAAAAAATCAATTTCCATCCGAATACTTTATAGATGTAGAAAGATTATTGAGAGAGGCTGGATATAATAATGGTATATTTAAAACACAAATTACTTTATTAAATAAAAGAGTTGGTAGTGAACAACCACAGGACAAATTATGGATTTCAGAAATATCACCATCAAGAACAGAAGTTAGACTATTTCCTATAAAAAATTCTGGATATGCAAATACTGAATTAGAAAAAAGATATAGTATGTTTATCCAAAATCAACAATTTAGGGATGATATAATAAATTCTGCATTTGTATTTTTAGATAAAATAACTCCAATAACTATATCTGAATTTATAAAAAGAAAATACACAAATGAATGGTTTGAAAAATTTAGAGCAGAGTATAAAATATCTGATTTTGAAACGTTGGTAACAAAAATACATACTAAATTCATAGAATCCGCTGGATACTATTTTACAAATAGAAATTCTGATATAAGAAGTAATAGTTATGGTAAACCATTAATTACAAGACCTAAACTTGATTTATCTAAAAATGAAATAAAAGAAAATTGTAAATTATTATTAGCAAAATCAATAGATTTTTATTTAAATCAGTTGGATGTGAAGAAAGATGTTACACAAAAAGTTGGTGTGGAAGAAAGTTTAGATGATGTTGGCAAAGTTATGCAAAGATATGAAAGTGATATTTTAATAGATACTGCATCTCCTGTGAAGAATATTGTTACAATTGAAAAAACTCAAATAGATGAAAAATCATTGGTGTTTCAAAAAGAATTAGAAAAAGAAATTCCACCATCACCACCAAATGAGACTCCATTACCAAAACCACCGGTAGAAACACCTGTTGGTGACCCACCATACACCGAACCACAACCACCATCATATTCTGGTGGAGGAGGCGGAGGCGGTGGAAACTCTGGTGGGGGCGCATTTATTGAAAGGGATTTTGGAACTGGATTTGGTAGAGAGCAAGTATTTGAAAGAGATGCGAGTCAAAGAGAAAACATTAGATAAGATATTTATAAATTAATAGTATAATACAAAAATAAAAAATGGCAGAAAGAAACGATGCGCAAAATTTTAATTCCGAATACAATAGTTATTTGGTAAGCGATTCAGAATCTGTATCCGGTGTATCATTTGGTGGTGGAGCTGGAGCAGGTGGTTCATCTAATGTCATTGGAGCAACTAATTATGGGTTTACTGGAACGGCCGTACCTATAAATAACGATATAATTTCTATACCAACCGATTTAAGGCAAAATGGTGAAACTCCTTATATACCTATAACAAGTCAACCCGGATTGGCTAATAGTGATGGGTTATACACATTTAGAATATCATCTAATGTTACAAATGCTTCTATTTTTATAAATGATGAGAACATTTTCAAAACAACACCACACACATTTAAAAGAAATATAAGTGAATTAGCATTATCCCAAGCAGTTGTTACTTTACAAAAAGAAGGATATGTTTCAAATGAAAAATATGTAATAAGTGTTATTCAAAATCCTAATTACAATTATGGTATAAACATAAATCCTTATGATAGTTTAATAAATTATACAACTAGAGGTTTACTTGATTTATCAAATGCTTCTTTGGTTTATTCAACAACGCCTTTATTTACTATAAAAATTGAGTATTTTAAAAGTAATGTATTACAAGAGTTTAATTATAATATAGATGATAAGATACAGGTATTAGATTTTAATGATTTTGTAGTAAAAAAAGAAGACCCAGTAATTGAAGAACCAGTACCATCCGAAAGCAAAATAAAAATAAATTTAGATGGTATTGATAATAGTGTAGAGTTTGTAAATAAAAAAGCTGTATCACTTAGTGATGGTGCGCAAAGAATTACAACTGGAACTACTGAAGTTTCTATTAAATCGGATAGACCTAGTTTAATAAGAAGTGCCGATAAAGCATTATATCGAATTACATCCATACAATTAATACGAAATACCGAAATACTTCAAAATTTAACTGCACAATCAAACGAAAGTTTGTTATTTAGATTTGATGCCGTAGCGGGTGATATTGTAAATGTTAAAACAGAAGCTATTGTTGAACCTTTGTTGGAAGATTTTCCAATACTTAGATTAACCAATCCGGAAACAAAACGATTATATAATTTAAATTCTGCGGCAGCAATTCCTATTGGTTTAGAACAACAAAATAATACACAATCTGTAAGGGTTTATGTAAATCAAAAAGAATATCAATATGATGTACCATCATTCGATGGTGTACCAACATTTATAATATCAATACCGGCAAATGCATTTTCTGATATTGGGGTATATAAAGTAATTATTGTTCCATCTAATACAAGAGGTGATGGTGAATTTTTAGAATTAACTATTAATGCTACAAGGGATGTTTGGGTTGGTATACCCGATATTAGAAATATAAGATACCCATCTGAACTGTTTGGACCAGATTATGTAGGTACTAATGTAAATTTCAATATATCATACGAAACAGTAAGTACCGATTATGTAAGAATATATAAAGTAGGTAGTGATAAATTCATAAAAGCATCGGCAAATGGCGTTGTTACTTTAAATTTTCAACAACTTTTAGATTTAGATGCATCTCAAACATTTGAAGATGTAGATAAAATATCAATCATATTAAAATTAGTACCATACAACGAAAGTGGTAAAGAAGTTGTAATTGGAAAGGAAGAATTAATTACTATTAATTTTGATAAAGGTGATTTAACAATACCAAGAGATGTTGCTATAAGTAGAATTGCAGAAGCGTTTATTAATCAATTTGATGATAGACCATTTGAAATAGATTCATCTAAATATCTTACACATTTATTACACATAGGAAATGGTGATAATAAAGTAATCACAACTTGGACAGGTAGTCAAGGTTCTTTAATATTAAAATTATACGAACCAATACCAACAACAATCCAACCAAACCAACAGGTTTGGATTTCAAAATTGCAAGCAAATCCAATAGTTGAAACAATAACAATAAGTGGAGTTGATGCAGCATTTTGTCCACCATTAAAAGGCCCTAATTTTTCATTAGAACCTGATAATGGTATTGGGTTTAAAGTTTATGATGAACTTATAGCAAGCGGTTCTTACACATCAACCGATTTAATAAATAAATTTGCGGAACAAAATTCAATTGATACTGAAAAACTTAATATACAATATGTAAGTGGTTCTTCATATAGTTGGAACAATTTTGTACACTTTGGTTCTGCCGAAGAAAGAGTTAATAACTTTTACTATAAAATAAAAATATTAGAAGATTTAAGAAAAAAATATCAAGGATTAATAGCTGATACATTTATTAATCCGTATCAATCTTTGGATTCGGCATTATTAACAGAAGTATCTGAAGAAATAGTTACAGAAGATTCTTTATATACATTGAACTGGGAAGTTTATGTGGAAAAGGGTTTTAATCAAGGTGAAGAAGTTCAAAGATTAGCAACTAAAATAAATAATTTAATAAGAGGATTTGATGGATTTGAAAAGTGGCTTTATAAAACAGAAGATACACTTGCATTCCCTAAAGAAAATTATTTAGCACCAACTGGTATAACGTATAGAGTTTTAAAAAATTGGGATAGTGTTGATTCGGTTAGTTGGTTTGAATATGCAATTCAATCGGGTGGAACGTATGATGTGTACAACATAAATTCGATGAAAAATAATATGCCTGAATATTTGGTAGAAGACTACGAAAATTCAGATTTCTTATTATTTTTGGATATGATAGGGCAGCACTTTGATATATTATGGTGTTATATAAATGCATTAAAAGCAAATAAAAATTTAGAACATAAGCAAGATATTGGTATAACAAATTCAATGGTATATAATATGCTTGATTCTATGGGATGGAAAGGAAAGAGAGCATTTGATTCACAGTTTCTTTGGGAATATGCATTTGGTACAAATGAAGCTGGTGTACCAAAATATAGTAGAAGTTTAGAAGATGCAAATAACGAAGTTTGGAGAAGAATCTTAAATAATTTACCATATTTGTTGAAACATAAAGGAACTGGTAGAGCTATGAAAGCTATTATGGCTTGCTATGGTGTACCACAATCTATGTTGACTATAATGGAATTTGGTGGCCCTCAAGATCCAACTAAAGGTGGTACTACTCAATTTACTTTTGATGATAGGACAGCAGCAATTTATTTGAAAGAAAATTCTAATGTAAAAATACCTTGGAAAGAAATATCTGGGTTTGGTGATTATCCAAATGCAGTTGAATTTAGAATACAACCAACATACAAACCAACATCACAATATACATTAATATCTGGAACAGAATGGACTTTGGATTTGGTAAAAACAACTGGTTCATTTGCTAAATTAGAATTGAATTTTGGTGGTGACCAATCAACAAGTACATATTTTTCTGAAAGTATAGGTATCCCCGCATCATATTATATTTCATATATAGATGATGAACCATACGCTTATGGTCCTGATTTAAAAACAGGAAGTTTAGATTTTCCTATATCAACTGAAAATTATACGAATGTATTAATCAATAGACATAATAGCCCCGATTCATCATCTTGGTTTGAAGTTTGGTTAGCTACATCAAATGGAAGTAGGATAACTACCTTTGTTAGTATGTCATTGGCAACGGATGATGCACAATGGGAAACTGGTTCTTATTTGCAAATTGGTGGCAATGGATTTGATGGTAATTTGGATGAATTCCGTTTATGGAAAACACCATTACAATTAAGTAAATTCCAAAACCATACACTATTCCCAGATGCGATTAATGGTAATGATTTTGATTCATCAACAAAAGATTTAGTATTCCGTTTAGATTTTGAATATCCAAAAGATAGAAATATAGACCCTAATATTAAAAACGTAGCTATTAATGAAAGTTATGGTGAACCATTCGCATCAGCAAGTAATATGTGGGTTAATGCAACATATCCATATCAATACGTTCCGTATGATAGAACTGTAACTGCAAATGTACCATCTTTGGGTTTAACATATTCGAATAAGATAAGATTTGAATCAGCATCTCTTGTTACTGATTTATCATACAGAACAAGAGCAACTAAAAAAGCATTTGACCAAGCACCAATAGATACGAATCGTTTGGGATTATTTTTATCTCCAACTAAAGAGTTAAATATGGATATATTAAAAGCATTTGGTGATTTTAATATTGATAACTATATTGGAGACCCATCGGATGAATATAGAGATAGTTATAAATCTTTAGCTGATTTAAGAGAATACTACTTTGAAAGACTTGGTAATAGAGATATATACGAATACATACGATTAGTAAAGTATATTGATAAATCTTTATTTGATGTATTATCGGATTTAGCACCGGCTAGAACAAATATATCAAAAGGATTATTAATTGAACCACATTATTTAGAGAGAAGTAAAACTAAATGGACTAAACCGGAATCTTTGAGAAACGATTATGATACTATAATAGATACCAAAGATAATACTAATATTGATTTAGAATATGCAGTTAAAAATTCAATTATAGATTTGAAAGATTTGACAGAATTTGATGTAAATTTACCAAACTATGACACATCATTGGAAGCAAATGATAATATTTTATTAGAAGGTACTAATCCAACATATCAATCAAATATAACATATAATTTAGATGATAGTATAAGAACAGAATTTCCAACATACCCAAATACAGGTTCAGCAAATATTTTCTGTCCAACTGGAGAAACTTTACTTGGTAGTGTGGATGTATTTTCATCTACACAAATAGGAATGGAAAGAGATTCGTTAGCAAATGCTGGATTTGGGTTATATGCTAAAAGAGGTAATGGATTGGTTAGAAATTGGGAGGGTGTATTTGGAAATTCGGAAACAACTGGTAGTAGAAAATCAATATTTTTAGTAAAAGAACAATATACTGAATTTGAACAAGTTCAAATATCTGGATACCCTGTTGTTGGATACCAACCTGGTGACCAAATAAAATATGTAAAACAACCTGTAATAAAAAACAAATATAGAGTTTCAGTTTTACCTTTTAGTGGTAGTATTGAACTTGGAAACGATATTGTAGAAGTGAAATCAGTAAATGGTTATCTACCAACCCACTATCGTTTTAAAAATAATTTAACTGAAGGTATGCAACGTTCCTACTTCAAAGGTTCTCAGCAAACGATAGCAACTACACCTGATGGATTGGAGCCGGTAGAAACATTCTCAACTAATCCTAACATTCTTAGAGTGGCTAAGACAGGTAGAGGAAGTGGTGAACCGATACTTGAAGTGGATTAAGATTGAAAATATTAATTGGTTATATTTATTTTAGAAATAAAGCATTAAAAAACAATATCAAATGGCATATTTAGATAATACCGAAATTACCGTAGATGCAATCCTTACAAAAAAAGGTAGACAAAAATTAGCATCCGGTCAATCGTTAAACATTACGAAGTTTTCGTTGGGTGATGATGAAATTGATTACACCTTATACGAACCAGCACATCCAAAAGGTTCTGCATACTATGATTCAGCAATTAGAGCTATTCCTATTACGGAAGCTTCACCTGATGAAACTCAAGTATTGAGATATAAGTTAGTTACTTTACCAAAAGGAACAACTCAAATTCCTGTTGTTAGATTTGGAGTACCATCTATCGCAGTTAATCAAACCGAAGGTGGTGTTGGATTAACACCAACGACTTCACCATCAGGAAATACAAACGCTGGATACACTGTGGTATTAACCGACCAAAGAGCTGGTACTATCACTGTGACTAGAGGAGCTACGAATGTAGGAAGTGTTCCTGTATTCTTGGGTGAAGAAATTACAACAACTGCACAAGTAGTAAGTGGTTTAGAATTTAGATTCACACCAAATCCAAACTTGACAATTGATATTTCGACAACAATAACAGTATACGGAAATGAAACTGGTGGTTCAGAAACTATCCCTGTAACTGTAACTTATAAAGCATAAAATAGATATATAAAATGGCACTAATCAATGACCCTAATATAACCGCCCAAATTAGAGATTTAGCTAATACGGGAACGATTGATTCAAATCAATTGGTAACCTTGTTAAACTCTGTATTACCGGCAGGTCAACAAATTTCAACCGGTACTGGTGTAGCTACTGGTATTTATAAAAGATTTGGTGATTTTGATAAAGTAAACGCTAAAGTAGAAGTAGTAACCACGGGTCTATGGACTGGTGATTCTGGTTCTTTGGCACAATTCTATACAGCATCATCACAAACAACCGCAACTAGCGGATACTATTACGCTAATGTATATGATTACAATCCAATTGCATTCTCTGACTCGGCTGAAGTACAATTCGCCGTAGCTTATGGGCATGTTAATGGTAGTGGTTCTATGAACTTAGCAACTAACGATTCTGCATTACTTGCTACAAAAGCAACATACGCACAATATCGTTCTATGTTGTTAGACCCAACTGATAGTAAGTTTTCTTTTGAAAACGCATCTGGTATTGAAGTTGATGCAAATGGTATCTATATAATCAATATATCTAGAAGTAGATTTAGAGAAAAAATGGATGCTGGTAACTGGTCATTAACATTGACAGGTGGTAATGGTACATTTACTTTTATCGATAATAGCGGTAAAAAGTTTGGAGATGATTTAGGATTGAGTGGTAGAGTATTCAAAGTTGTTTCAGGTTCATTGAACTTAGGAACTGAAAACGAAGCTACAATCAACACAACAGTTGATGCAAGTACTGGAGAAGGATATGGTTTATTCTATCCTGATAGAGGTATAATTGTACTTAATGCAAGAGCAATTGGTTCTACTTTAGGTACTATTGCAAACCAAACAATTTATACAAAAGATGGTACATTTATACAAAGTGGTAGTGTATCACCTTCACATTTACAAACATCGGAGCAATTTAATCAATACAGATTACTTCAGGCAATTCAAAGAGGTGGTGATTTTGAAGCTCGTAGAACTGAAAACATTTCTACACAGCATTTCTTTGTAAGAGCAACAAATAGAGAGTTTAACTATTCTAATAATCCTACTTATATTGATGCAGATGGTTTCTTTGTAGAATCTACATTTGAAACTGACCCTCAAACATATATAACAACAATAGGATTGTATAACGATTCCAACGAATTAATAGCAGTAGCTAAAACATCTCAACCTGTTGTTAAATCATTTGATAAAGAAGTACTGATTAAAGTTAAATTATCATTCTAATAAAAAAATAAACACAATATAAGAACCCCCGAAAGGGGGTTTTTAGTTTAAGAAATATTTATATAAAAAATAATAGATGATTAAAGAAATTCCCAAATCCGATATAATTACAAGACCAATCAAAGTTTATAAAGAATGGCCGTTGGATGAAACTGATGTATATCCATTATTTGGAGAAGCGCCAAATAATACATTAATAGATGTAAATTCGGATGAAAGAACTCACGGATTTATTAGAAAGGTTTTATATGAATCGGTAAAATCGCAATTTTATAGAAACGCAGATACAGCATCAATAATAACTGAAGTTGGCTTACGAAAATCATATACATCTACACATGAAAGAAACTTAAGTAATGAGTTCGCTGTAATATCTATACCACAAATATATTATGGTGAGGGTATTAAAGTTGGTAGTGTAAGATTAGAGGATGAACAAACCGGAAAGATATATGAGGATGATGGGTATTCAAATCTTATAGATTCTGGGAGTAATGTAGCTGGTAACATATTTTATGATAGGGGGTTGGTTATACTGACAAGAGATATTGTTAGTGGTTCTGTATTATCAGAATTTACATTAAACTTTCGTTCTACTAAAACAATTTATGAAAACGAAATTTTATTAACTGTATTAGAATCGGAGTTTAATGTTTCACAAAATCCAACAGCGGTTGATTATGATGCCGATGGAACTTTCGGAAAAATTAAATTACACAATATTCAATCGCAAATAGACCCAACTGTGTTTAGTGGGTTTGGTGAATATGATTATAGTAGTTCATTGGATACAACCGGTTCATATTTAGCACCTTATATTACAACAATTGCTTTATATGATAATGACTTGAATATGGTAGCTGTTGCAAAATTACCACAACCAATAAAATCGATGCCTGATTATCCATTGAATTTTATTGTTCGTTTTGATACATAATGTTATATTTATACACATAAACAAATACTAAAAAAATGGCAAGTATAATTGATATTTATAAAAAAGCAATACCTACAACTGGAAAAGCTAACCTTAAAGGTGGTGATATTGAGCCTGTTGGCGCTGATAATGCATACAAACCATCTAAAGATTTATCTAAAGATGAAAAAGCACTTAAAAAAGCAAGAGGTGGTGAACTGAATATGAAAAAATATTCAGATAGTGTAAACAGATAATATGTCTTGGAAATTTAATGGAAATATTGTTACAGAAGAAAACACACCTGAAGGTGCGGTTGGATTTGTCTATAAAATGATACATATTCCAACTGGAAAATTCTACATAGGTAAAAAACAACTTACTCAAACTCGTAGATTAAAACCCCTTAAAGGAAAGACTCGTAAAAGGGTTGTAAAGAAAGCATCTGATTGGGAGAAGTACTATTCATCAAATGAATGGATTAAATCGGAAGTTAAAGCTGGAAACGCTGAACACTTTGAAAGAGAAATCATTCAATTTTGTTTCTCAAAGAAATCATTATCATATTACGAAATTAAATGGCAGTTTCATTACGATGTACTTGCCAATGAACAAGCAATAAACGAAAACCTTATGGGAAAATTCTTCCGTAGGGATATTATAAATTAAAAGTTATGAACATTCAAGAAATTTGTAAAAAGTACGGAATCTCCGATAATTACTTAAACTCAAAAGATGATGCACATCAAATAGCAGCTGCATCTTTAGTGGACCTTAAAAATATGGTTCTTCAAAATCAACCAAGAGAGACTATAGCTAATAAATTACAATTCTTAGCAGATTTTCTAAATGATGTAAAGAATTCATCTTACTAATTTGGTTATATCGGGTATTTTTTGTATATTTGTGATAATAATATCCAAATCATGCTATCTGGTAGGAACAAATTACAAATAATCACAATATTAGATTCTACGCTAGGTGTAGGTTCATCTCTCAAAGGAAATGAACAGGCACACCATTGTCCATTTTGTAATCACCATAAAAAGAAACTTCAAATAAATTTAGATACTCAAAGATGGCACTGCTGGGTATGTGATTCTAAGGGTAGAAGTATATATTCACTACTACGCAAACTCAATGTAGATATTAGAGACCTGAATAAGGTTAGGGATGTATATGGTGATGAGCCTGAATATGATTCCAAAGAGGAGTATGTGGCCAAATTACAATTACCAAAAGAATTCAAACAATTATATTTCAAACCAACTGGGTCATTTAATCCAATCTATAATCAAGCTATACACTACTTAAATAAAAGGGGTATTAAGAAAGCAGATATTGTAAAGCACAATATCGGATATTGTGAGGATGGGTTGTATGGTGGTAGAGTAATCATTCCATCTTATGATGATAGTGGTGAACTTAACTACTTTGTGGCACGCTCTTTTTATGAGGATGACAAAATGAAGTATAAGAATCCACCAATTAGTAGAGATGTAATTGTGTTTGAGAATCAAATTAATTGGAACGAACCTATAACTTTGGTAGAGGGTGTGTTTGATTCATTTTCAGTAAAGAGAAATGTGATTCCATTGTTAGGTAAATTCTTACTTAGCAAATTGAAAAACAAAATTATGGAAAAAGGTGTTAAGGATGTAACGATTATGTTGGATTCTGATGCCGTTGATGATTCTACTAAACATACGGAATGGTTTCAAAAGAATGGGATTAGAGTAAGGAATATTATACCAACTGATAAAGATGCTGGTGAAATGGGATTTGAAAAAGTAAACGAACTATTGAAAGGGGCTAAAGAAACCGGATGGGATGACTTAGTACTTTCAAAACTAAATAATATATGAATAGATTAAAAACGATTTATCACATTGCGGATATACACATCCGTAACATCAAAAGACATAAAGAATTCAGAGAAGTATTCTATGCTATGTTTGATGAGATTAAGAAAAGGGGAACGGAAGATTCTATTATTTATTTAGCTGGGGATATTGCACATGCTAAATTGGAAATGAGTCCTGAATTGGTGAGTGAGATTAGCTGGTTATTTACCGAATGTAATAAACTATGTACTACTATTGTAATTGCTGGTAATCACGATTGTAATATGAACAATGCGGACAGAATGGATGTACTTACTCCAATTGTAGATGCATTGAAGTTACCTAATTTACATTATTTAAGAGATACGCAAGTGTATGGAATAGGTGGAGTTGATTTCGCAGTATTCAGTATATTCGATAACAAAGATAATTGGCCTAAAGCTGATACCCTATTTGCTAATAAGAAGATTGCACTATTTCACGGACCGGTTGATAACTCTACAACCGATGTAGGTTATGTAGTTAGTAGTAGACACTTCACAACTGAAATATTTGATGGATATGATTTAGCCCTTTTGGGGGATATTCATAAAAGACAAGAAATGATTTCACCAAGCGGATGTAAGGTGGTGTACGCCGGTTCTTTGGTACAACAAAACTTTGGTGAAACATTAGACAAGCACGGATTCTTAGCTTGGAATTTGGATACAATGACCTACGAAGAAATTGATATTAAAAACGATTACGGATACTATACATTGGATGTTGATGGTGGTATTGTACCGGATGTAACTGATATGCCACTTCATCCTCGTTTAAGGGTAAGGATAACTAATACGGATACCGCAGATACAAAAAGAATGATGGCTGATATTACGGCAAAGTATGGTGTGGAGGATTTTACAATCATTCGTACCGATTCATTCCAAACCAAAAAGACAGGTGATAGAGAAGCAAGAGTCGATGTTGATAATGTAGCTGATATAAACCATCAAAACTCTTTAATAGGGGAATATATCGAACGTATGATGCCATTCGTAACGAAAGAGGACCTATTAGGTATTGAGAAAATAAATCGTGACATTAATAGTAGAGTACAACCATCGGAATTACAAAGAAACATAAGTTGGAAGCCGATAAGATTTGATTTCTCTAATATGTTCAGTTATGGGGAGAACAATATCATTAAGTTTGACAAAGTAAACGGACTAATGGGATTATTCGCACCAAACGCACAAGGTAAATCATCCCTATTCGATGCAATCTCATTTTGCTTGTTTGATAAATGTAGTAGGGCTTATAAGGCAGCCGCAATTATGAACAATCGTAAATCAGATTTCCATTGCCAATTAGATTTCACTATTGATGGGGTAATGTACCATATTCGTAGAGAAGGGAGAACGATTAATAAGGGAAGAAACGTAAAGGTAGATGTGGACTTTTGGAGAGATGGTGATAGTGGAAGGGAATCCTTAAACGGAACGGAGAGAAGGGATACAAACCAAATCATTGAAACCTATGTAGGAAGGTATGATGATTTCGTAATGACAGCATTGAGTTTGCAAGGAAACAATGCACTATTTATTGATAAATCACAATCGGAGAGAAAGGATTTGTTGGCTCAATTTATGGGATTGGATATGTTCGATAAATTGTATGAAACGGCAACGAATGATATTAAAGATGTGAACGCTCTTATCAGAAATTTCAAGCGTACTGATTTTACGACAGAATTAGCCCAAAAAGAAAACGACTTGAATGAGAAGAAGGTTGAGTATGGTGAGTTAGATTCTGAAAAAACGGAATTAGAAAATCGTAAAGCTGATTTGGAAGAACAAATTGTAACTCTATCTCAACAAATAGTTCCAATTCAAGGTAATTTAGATATTGATGAATTAAATCACAAAATTCAAAAAATTGAAAGTGAATTAAGTACTTGGGGTGATACTAAATTCGATAAGATACAAAAACATACTGAAGCTAAGGAGTTGGTAAGAGAAGCTAAGGAAATGATTGATTCTAAAGCTACTATAAACGATATAGGTATAGATGTTGCATATTCAAATTATCAGAGAGAACAAAAGAATTTAATTGAAGCAGAAAAAGTGTATTCAACTGTAAAATCTCAATTAACTTCTGCTGAAGAAAAGATTAACCATTTGGATAAACATGAATATGACCCAAATTGTAAATTTTGTTGTGATAATGAGTTTGTTAAAGATGCAATGCGAGCAAAAGAAGCATTGCCTGAATTAAAAAGGTTTGTTGAAAACGCAACTATTCAATGTACTGGTATCCAACAAACTTTAGATTCTTGGGAAGGTATTGAAGA